CCCAGGACTTATTTTGAGTCGAATGGGTTTAAGAAGCCATCCTTAAGACTTCCAAAGTCCAATTTATCTCTAAAAGATCTTAGAGAGATCATCAAAGGATCACTCAAAGCATCTACTATAGATCCAGAGTACACTCTTCTCTTCCTGAAACAATATGTAACAAGGTTTAAGGCTCAAATAGCAGAGGATTGGATTAGCTTCGATGTTAAAATCGGCCGAGCAGGAGAAACAATTAGTCCTCTCAATTTATTTGCAATTGAAGAGTATGACCCCAAACTTAGAGATATGGTCAAAGATACAACTGCAGAAGAAGATGATGACCATTGGATGGCCTTTGTCTTGTTATCCATTTATAGGATCTCCAAAGTCCTTAATCCTGCATATAGAGCAACCTTAATTGGAAAGATGAACTCCCAAGCACAAGGGATCAATTCTAATGCTTTAAAAGTACTAGATAATGCAGTAATATTCAATGTATTGAGCAGCAATAATAGTTATGTAAAATTAGTAGCGGGGACAGACATGATCCTATTCAGGATGGGAGATGGAGAACACAGCCTTTACAGATGGGGAACTGTAGTTACCAGGCATGAAGATTGCTCAGCCCTCTTGTCCATTGCTCACATATGTAAACTACTGGGGAAAGAAATTGAAGAATTCCTTGAGTGGATCTTTGTTAATTCAGTTGGCAGAGATGTAGAAAAAATTCTAGAACCTGGACAAGAACTTGACAAACCCTATTCATATGGTCCATACATGAAGGGACTGGGATTGGTCACTAGGTCTATATACTCTGCATCGGCCTGTTCCAACCTGTACACATTTTGTCATATGCTGGGGGCAGTCCTTCATTCAGACAGATCCAAACATGCTCGTATGATAAATGAAGGCAATCTAATAAACATCAAATTAAATACATCTGTTATAGCATGGGTATTGGGCAGCAGAGGCTCACTAGTCCAGATTTTCGTCAAGAATTCCAGAAAGGATGAGGTCTTGTCTAAACAGACAAAGAATCAAGGGAAAATTGAAACTGATTCTCTTGTTTCCTTTGACGAAGATGAGATCCCTCAGACCTCTGATCCTCATGAATGGTATGACTACTTGGCAAGACGAGACTTCGACATCCCTGATGTAATAATGAATGCTGTCAGAAATGAAGCGAAAAAATTAGTTGGCACCAGAATTGGGACAATCGGCCATTATGTTCAAACCACTTATTAACCATGAAAAAAACTAACAGGGATCATGGAAAAGCGAGATCTGAAGTCTTTGATGCGCCATTACTCCAAAGATGGATTAGACAAGAGACTACAGGATATGGTAGATTCTGAAGATGATGTATTGGTAGACCAATCAGGAACTCTTACACAACCAATATGGGAGAATCCCTTACAGATCATTGAGGAGGGGGATTCAGGAAAATCAACCAAAGACTGGCAAGACATTATAACAGAACAATCACCACCTGAACCAACATCCTCAACTAACAAAAAGAAAAAATCTCACTGGCCCCAAGTTGAGATGTTTGAGAGATATGAAATGGATGTTGTCCTCAGAACAGTATCTGCCTTGGGTCTAATTGATGGAGAAGACTTCGAGATAAAGCAACATGGGCAATCATTTGCCCTAATACCGACTCGGTTTAAGGCTCGTCCAGACATTGTGAGCCACAAAACGTTATTAGAAATTTTAGAAAGAGGGATAAAAGTAAAAAAACAGGGGAAAGACTTATATACAAAAATAACTTTACACACTAAAGGATTAAACATTTCAAAGCTTGATGAAATAAAATTTGCAGAAGACATGGACTCTCCTGAGTCAGTCGCAAGAACAATCATCGTGGCCTCTAAATGGCAGAAGCTCCTAACACCTGTTGGAGCGGAGTTCCTCTAATAACCATGAAAAAAAGCAACAGGAATCATGCTGTCCTTGTGGAAGTCCAAAAAGGCGGTCAACAAAATTTCAACTCAATCAATCTGGATGAATGATCCATCATGTCCAACATTCGAGGAGGTCTTCATCCCTCCTGTAAAAGAGGATTTTTTACAAGAAGAAAATGCACATGGTGTCGAGTTAAACCTAGCATTTTCAGGGGGATTAGAGCTCATATCAACAATCCAACTTAGATCCGTATCTCAGATCCTATCTCATCTTGAAGGCTTTGTAGATCTATCAGAGTTTAGCATCATGAAGAGAGGAATAGTAGGCATTACACTTTTGATCTTAGGGCTTCATCTTAGTTCTAAACCTGGCCAGACATCAGGAAGCTACTCATATCACTCTAAACTTGATGCTGTTATAAACGTCTTAGTTTCTCCTGACTTAATTATATCAAAAACACCCTTTGGAGTCAGGTATGGAATTGAGACTGCGGAGTTGGGTATCAGTATTTCATCTAGAATCTCCTGTGATTATAAAATAACAAAACGAGTTGGTCACAGGGTGGAGGCTCTATATGGAGCTCTAATGAGCAACGGAGAATCCCCTCCAGAGCTGTCCCAAACTCTCAAGAAGTTGGACATTCCTCATTTAGTTCAAGAAGACAGGATATGCCTCCAGCCTTCTTGGCGATCATAAGATGCAGCATGAAAAAAACTATACAAAAGATCAAAATCCAGACCATAGAAAAACATCAACAGGGATCACACCCCGAAGAGCAACGATGGCCTTCCATCCAATGCTTTGCCGATTAGAATTGTCAGTTTCTGCGGCTCCCCCTGCGAGCCCCATTGATGCCACCTTACTTAGGAGTTTGATAACCAGTGTTTTAAATTCTTCATGGGTTGACTTAGGAGGAAATACTGCCAATGAGAAAGTCTTATGTGCAATTGGTCTGATTGAAGCATTCTGTAGGGAGAGGGTCATTCCTCCCACCTCTAACTCCTTCAATACATCAGTGACCTATCATATCATGGTAGAAGACCTTGATCCTGATGATCTAGGCAATATACAACTAATAAATAAACCATTATTATCTCTGGAGGGAGATCTCAAAGTCTTGGGATCTTACCAATTGACATTTCAAACCATCCCTGGTCATTCGGAACCAAGGTCAATGACAGATAACGGCATCTACCACTCAGACTCTCCCTTCTTTCAGATAGCCCTGGGGCATGCTCTACTTGGAACAGGCAAGATTTATGATCACATCACAAGAGCTCTTAGAGTAGCCCCCATAACAATAGCTCCAGAGAAGAGAAAGGAACCCCTCAGCTCATACATGGTTTAATCCAAGCTCGGAGCTCAATTGATCAGTCAATGCAATCATCAAAAAAACAATCAACAGAGCTAACCAAAATGGACAAGATCAGTCCCTCTTATTATCAGGTTACACTAAAAATCCAGTCATCAGGTTCTTCTAATGATTGTATATCAAGGGAGAGATTTTACCATAAGATTATGAGAAGGTTCAACCCAAGACACCATGCACTAGGAATTTACTTGGGCGGGGAGATTATTATGCAAATGATTGAAGAAAACATCTCTTATATCCCTTCTAACAAATGCTGGAAAGTATCGGGGCTCTTTTCACTACGATTAAAGAACTTAGACCTATTACAAACAACTGGGAGAACCAGTTTCACCATCATAGATAAGCACATTTTTAGTGCTGATCTGATAATTTCAGGATACATCGAATATCAAAAGGTGATGAGACACGAATGGGAGCTAGGGGCCAAGAAGTTTGTCATCAACTCAATATCGGGGCACCCTAATCTGAAGGTTAGAGAGGATTCCCTTGGTAACAAATACCTTAAATATAAGGACATTTAGCATGAAAAAAACCAACAGCTCTCTCAAGATGACCCGCCTGTCCCACGCCATCACAAAACTTCTTCTGCTCTTTTGTCTCACTGCAATACACGCTATTGTAATCAATTACCCAACAGCTTGCCATACATATCAAGAAGTTCTTTACCAAGGATTAGAATGTCCTGAACCTGCAATATCCTACAAGTTGGATAACAATGAGACAGTTGCTTATGGGCAAATTTGCAGACCACAGTTAGCATCAAAGGACATATTAGAAGGTTATCTCTGTTACAAAGACACTTACATATCATCTTGTGAAGAAACATGGTATTTCACATCCCAGGTAAAGCAGACAATAGTTCATGAACATGTTAGCGATGCTGAATGCATTGAATCCTTGGCTTACTACAAAAGTGGTATTGTTGAAACCCCCATGTTTCTAAATGTAGACTGCTATTGGAACGCAATAAATAGTATCAAAAAGTCGTACTTGATTATTGTATATCATCCTGTTCCATTTGATCCCTACACCAATTCTATTAAAGATGCAGTGGTCAAAAACTCGGAAGATGTTAACTCATGGATACGAGACACTCATTACCCCTTTACTAAATGGATTAGAGATTTTAATGGTACAGCTGAAGAAAAATGTGACGCTCAGCATTGGGAGTGTTTCAAGGTCAATCTATATAAAGGTTGGATATACTCTCCCCCACATACTAAGAACACCATTGGCTCATCTACCCAAACTGGACTCATCCTCGAAAGTGACATCTACTCACACACTCTGATTAGAGATCTATGCAGATTCCAATTTTGTGGAATTCACGGGTTTGTTTTCCAGGATCAATCATGGTGGGATCTTCAACTCAATGTGTCTTTATCATCTTTAATCTCTACTGAACATCTCTCCGGAGCTCCTGATGGTCATTGCAAAAAAGTGAACGAAATAGGCCATGCTGAATTAGAACCGAATTGGGAAAAGATATTATCAGTGGATGACTATGACATCAGGCATCAGCTCTGTCTAGACACATTAGCATCTGTTTTGGGAGGAGGCTTTTTGACGGCGCGAGACCTGTTAAAATTTGCTCCCATGAGACCAGGATTAGGTCCAGCTTACTTTCTATTCAACCCCAATAAGAGAGAAAGAGCCGTGCATGTTTGGACAGCAGGGGCCACCACATCTTCCATACTCTGGAAAAGTACATGTAAATACGAACTTATTGATATTCCTCAACTGAACGACACAGGAATAATCACTTATGAAAAATTAGATAACATCATTGGGAAAATCCTCAGAAATGATGTGGGAGTTTCATTCAAGGATCTTGGATTCACCGAAAATGAGCTAACAGATGATGATGTCTCTCAGTCTCAGCTTAATTCTTCACTTGGCATTTATCATAGAAACACATCAATGAAGGGGATACCATGGAAAAGGCATAGAGCATCAACTCCTAAATTGAAGATGGGGCCTAATGGGATATTACATGATTTGAATGCAAAGATTATACACCTTCCACAAGCTTCTTCTTCTGTATTCAAGTTACCCCCACACCTGTATGAAGGACACAGGGTGGTGTTTTTTAATCATATAACAAAGAAGAAGATATACGAAGATTTATCAAAAAGAGAAGGGAACGACCCATATAATGTCGACATAGGTGACCTGATCGGAAGGCATCTAAATAGAACAACAATACCAGACCAGTTGCACGACTGGGTGTCTGGGATCAAAAGACACATCTTTTCTGTTTTTGAACAATTCGGTAGTCTGATCAAAGTTGTTGTCTTTATAATAATGCTAGTGTTGTGTATAAAAATCATTAATCTGATATATCGGTTTTACAAGGTGAGGAAATCTAATCACAAAAAACTAGCTTCACGGAAAGAGAAACTTCACCTATCAGATCCGTTCTCTGTAAATTCTAAATGACCATGAAAAAAACCAACAGCACTATGCAGTCCACCAACCACACCAGGTCTTGGCTATCTGATTCTGTCAATTGGTTCGCAGGCATGTGGACCAATATGGGAACGTGGGGATCTGGATTGTTAGGAGCAGTGGCATTTGTAATGATATTAATTGTAATGTTCAGATGCTTAGGTATAATTAACAAGCTGTTATGTTGTAAAAGAAAATATCAAGACCGCACCAAGCCTCAACCAACCGGAAGAGTGAAGTCTCGAATCCAATTTTTCCAAAAAAATCCATAGAAAACAAAGAACCACAAAAAAAACTGATAAAATCAATAAACAGCAACAGCCATCATGGACAGTCTTGTCAATGAGTACGATGATTCCCATTACTATAGTGAGAATTATGATGTATTTGATGAAGATGAAGTGGTTTTTAATGACGTCCAATCTGAGATTGAAAATATTAACACAAAAGATTATAACTTGAATTCTCCATTGATATTTAATAAACTAGAAGGATTTTATTCAAAATTATTAAATGGCCACTGTAACCCCTTATTTTCACATAAGGATCACGACAGATTATTAGAATTCTTAAAGCTGACAAGGGAACCTCTCCGCATTTATCAGGGTACAAAGGACTCAACTCAAAAGATTATTGCATCAATATTGAGGAACTATCCAGTTACCAAAAGAGGTGAGAGATTTATCTCTCAATGGTTAGCAACGGCCGAAAAAACGCAGACATTCCCGGACTCATTTCTACAAGGTTGGCTTGGGGACACCCCCTATGATTTCTCTCTGTCAGTTCAAAAAATACGAAACATGAAATACAATCATCGTCGATATATGAGTTTATTTATGGACTTTTTTCTGATTGTTAACCTCATTAATAGTAGGTCGAACAGAGAAAGAGACAACTTAGTTAAACTATTAGGTGGTACATTGCATTATATAGGAGACTTGTATTTAGGATGTCAAACTGTCTTTCCTATTCTCGGGCGAGTTCTTATCATGACAGATTTCATATTTTGCATAGATTCTGGTGACTTGTTAGATCAAAATTCTCTCTTATTAATCAAGGACACAGCCGTGGGAAGATATAACACTTTTTGTTTCCTGAACATGGCCCAAATAGAAAACAGTTTTGATGAGGAAGAAAAAGACCGCCTGGAACTGCTGTATCAGCTGGGAGACGAGATGATCATTTCTGCAGGGAATCAGGCATTTGAAGGGATTAAATTAATTGAGGCTATCTGTAATGAAGCTATCTGTCTCTACACAGAAAAATTCAGACCAGAGTTTCCTAAGTTCCGTTCTTTTAGTGATCACATCAGGGGTGAAATCCAAGAGAAAGTTAAAAACGGTCTGAATAATATAGAGCAAATTCACTTCCTGATTAAAGGAGAACCAAATTTAAACATGGTCATTGTTTATTATAGTGTTTTCAGACATTGGGGACACCCCTTTATTGATATAGAAGAAGGACTGGAGAAACTACACTCCTTGGTCACTACACCTATTTCAGTCAATGAAGACTATGTTAATGCGTTGGCTAGTGATTTTGCATTCAAAGTACTCCGTTCTAAATACCGGGAAAAGAAGGTGTGGTATATTGATGTAACTCTGATGGATAAGAACTCTGTTTTATTTGACTATGTCAAAAATAATGCATGGCCATCTCAAGCCATTATAAACAAGTTTGGTGACAATTGGCATACCCTCCCCTTATTACCATGTTATGACTTGCCAGAAATGGTTGATATAGCTGCAATATATAGTGATAAGTCACATAGTAAAACGTATTCAGAAGTTGCCCAAGAGATACAAATGAATCCCAATAGACCAATACCTACTTGCAGAGTGCTCCAGACTCTTATTGAAGAACCAGCAGAGAATTGGCCGTTATTTCTGAAAGAAATTAATGATAATGGATTAAGCAAAGAAGATTTAATTATTGGTCTGAAACCAAAAGAAAGAGAAGAAAAAAGGATAGGACGATACTTTGCTTTGATGTCTTGGAAATTAAGACAATATTTTGTTTACACAGAGCACATTATTAAAACCCATTTTGTACCTTTGGTTAAAGGGCTCACTATGGCAGATGATTTACATACGCTAATAGAGAAAATGTTAGATTCAACATGCGGGCAAGGAAGTGACAGTTATCAATACATAAGTATCGCAAATGGTATCGATTATCAAAAGTGGAACAATCWTCAAAGATATGAGTCTACCGAACCAATTTTTACTGTAATGGGCAAATTTATAGGCTACCCCAAACTGTTTTCACGTACACATAAATTCTTTCAAGAAAGTTTTGTATACTTCCCGGACAGACCAGACAGGATGTATGTGAACAACGGCACCATCAATGGGTACCCAGGAGAATATTATTGTTCACAAGGTCAAGCAGGTGGTTTTGAGGGTTTGAGGCAGAAAGGATGGTCAATTATCAGTTGTCTTATGATAGAGAGAGAAGGGAGATGTAGGAACACCCAAGTGTCTTGTTTGGCACAAGGAGACAATCAGATCATTATTACAAAGTATAAAACAGATTCTTGGTCAAATCTGAGAGAACTTAAAACTAATCTTTTGAACATATATAATAACAATGCGTGCATTATAGAATCAGTTAGGAAAGGAGCAGCGAATTTAGGATTAATCATTAATGAGGATGAGACAATTCAAAGCATTGAGTACCTAAACTATGGCAAAATCCCCATAATTAGAGGGAAAATCATAGGCCTCCCTCCTAAAAGATGGTCTCGAGTGACATGCTGCACTAATGATCAACTTCCTTCAGCTGGGAATCTTCTTTCTTCGGTCTCTACTGCAGCATTGATGGTGTCTCACTTCTGCAATAGCCCACTCGATGCGATGTATTGTTTCCATTTGTTTGGATGTATGGTCCTCAGTTTATCCAAATGTCATAATCCCGCACTCAGAGGATCACCGTCTAGTTTCATCAAAGATCATGATTACCTCAACGATCCTTTATTCACAGGTGTTGCATTGTATCTGGATCCTAGTTTGGGAGGGATAGGAGGGACATCTTCCACCAGATTCATGATTAGACTCTTCCCAGACTTTGTAACTGAGAGTTTAACATTCTGGAAACTAATTTATAAAGGAACCTCTTCGAATTTGATCAAATCTCTGTGTGTGATAATCGGAAACCCTAGCATTGCAGCCTTTAATCCATCTCATTTTGAAAAACTCATAGAGAATCCTGGGTCGTTAAATTCTATTAGAGGTGTGAGCTCCAGCAATCTGCTAAAGACAAAGATAAAAGAAAGCCTTAACCAAAATGCAGAGAGAATAAAAAATAAAATTATCAGAGATGCTGCTATATACAACAGAGATAAAGAGCCCGAGCTAATGGCCTGGTTAGAGAGCATAAACCCACTATTTCCTAGATTTATAAGTGAGTACGCAAATTCTACATATTACGGAATGAATAATTCTTTGCTAGGATTAATTTCTAACTCAAGGACGATGAGGAAAGTTTTCAAAAACAATTTTGGTAAGGAGATAGATGATGTGATCATTCGGAGTGAAATCATTTCTCTCTCGTCTATTATAAGAATTCTAAAAACAGCTCAGTCTAATCCTGATTGTTTTAATGATATCTGGGAATGTTCTGCATCGCATGCAGACAAATTAAGAGAAATCTCTTGGCGTCGTAGAGTATATGGGATGACAGTTCCTCATCCAGCAGAGATGTTCCAGCATGCAGCCTGTTTTGGGGGAGAGTGCAAATTTTGTGAACTCTCTGGGTCCAATTCAACCTATATAACCACTCTAGCACCAAAAGGAGTAAGGCACATATCAATAGATGAGCCCAGAGGCCCCTATCCCCCATATTTAGGTTCCAAAACAAAGGAAGGCACAAGTATCCTTCAACCATGGGAAAAAGAAACAAATCTGCCACTGATGAGAAGGGCCTCAGATTTGCGGAGAGTAATCAGTTGGTTTGTAGACCCGGACACCAATCTGGCCAAGTCGATATTGAATAATCTAACTTCTCTGACAGGAGAATCTTGGGAAGGTCGTATAGAGGGGTTTAAAAGAACCGGGTCTGCTCTGCATCGCTTCCAATGCTCGAGCATTGAAAACGGGGGTTTTGCTGCATGCTCACCGACTCCTCTATGTTGGTTAATTGTTACAACAGATACGTTATCCGGCCTTGACCAAAATTATGATTTTATGTATCAGCCATCTATGATATACTCACAACTTAGTACAATATGTATGAATAATTGCACCCCTACTGTGTACCATAGTCATATATCATGTCAAGGCTGCATCAGAGAAATAGAAGACATCACTTTGGATGCCGGCTGGGAGTATTGTCCTGAAGATGTTTCTCAGATCTTATCTAGTTGGATGCCACCTACCACCTCTTCATGGATTAACAAAGAAAGAACGCGGGCAAATGTAGCAAGTCAAATCTGTAAGTGGGAAATAAATACAAATGAAGAGAAAAGTTTCCATATTGGGCTATCTATTGGTTTCTGTTTTGCCGATATAACCTTAGGTTCTCATGATATCATCCAGAAATCTGACCTTTTCCCGTTAGTCATCCAAAAGAAAATGGAACCTTACCATTTCATCAGAGGTATACTTAGAGGGTTAGTGATCGGGGGTGCCTTACATCTCACTCAAAGGAGAAGTTTGCTCATGGGGCCAAAATCCCACACAGCTGTAATGGGGATCCGATATTTTTTAATTGAGGAAATAACACAGGACCCTAAATTTATCCATTTAATGTCAAATGGACCTCTGAACGAATTTATAAACATGTACCCCCACAAGGTTCCATCATCTTATCCTCTGACAACTATTGATTCAGGTTCTATAATAAGAGGTGTTTTAAAGAGAATGACTAAAGATAATAATTTTATCAGAAATCCAGATCTAGTTAAGCCTTGGGTATTCTCCGATATGCAGTCTTCATATTTATTAGGATCATTTGGTTTGGCAGTCATAGCAGATAGGATCATCAAAGATGGATTATTATCTAAAGTCTCTCGGACACGCCTCCAGGAGTTACAACGTGACTATATTGATATACTAAATGACAGAATTCATCCTTCGAATTTAGAATATTACCTAGGTCAACTTTTGCCCTGTCCATCAGAATTAAGACATGCAAGCAAAGAAATGCCAGATGTTACATCATTAGGTCCAAGTTTCTCTGCTAATCACATATGGAATTTCTCCATTAAATCAACTTGCTACCGGGTCCCTCTGAGATGCAGCTCTAATCCTGCAGTGGGACCGATAAGAAACATTAGCAAACATTGGAACCCCAGTGTATCTAGCCTCAGATTATTTCAATGTGCAACAGGAGCACATTATAAGATAGACTCTATTTTAAATGATTTTAATATTCTTCCTCTTGATTGTCTGTGTGGAGGAGATGGATCAGGAGGTATCACATCTTTGTTACTAAGAAAATTCCAACATAGTAAAGTCATCTTTAACAGTCTCCTCTGTGCCGAAGGAATTCGATTTCTGGGATCACATCCTTCCCCTCCATCCGCTGTAAGCTCTTTAGGGAGCCTTAGCTCACGATGTGTGAATTATAATGATGTTTGGAGAAATCCTAGTGATCTGAGGCTTTCTGCAACCTGGGCATATTTTAGAAGATTAAAAGATATCCACAATTTAAAGATAACGCTGATGGTTTTTGACATGGAAGTCCAAGATCTTAGTTCAATCATAGAAATTTTACATCTTTTATCAAACAATCTCTCTTATATTCTAGAGGAGAGAGGAAGTTTAATCTTTAAGACTTATCTATCAAGTCTATTATCCAGAGGAGAGGACAATCCCCTCTATGCATTAGAAAGGTGGTTTGATCAAGTAGATTGTGTAACTTGTGATTATTCTTCAACAAAGACATCAGAGTTCTACCTAGTTTGTCAAAGGTCAGGCCTCAAACCCTATCCTGTATCCTATCCCACTCTAGATTTCTTGGATGATTTATGGAACATTAGTTTCATAAATTCAGACCTAAAGGATGAATATCAAAGGATAACCAAAATTAAGAAGATGCTTCCAAGCTTATCAGGTATCCCAACTAATCTTGTTCCTGATTGGAGAGTCGACCTATCTACGCTATTAGTCATTACAGGATTGGAGTCAGGGATCAGTTCTGACTTATCAGACCAATTATCTACCCAGACCGGAGAAGATGCCATTGGA